GACATCGAATCCAAGGCCGTCAAGTGGGCCAAGGATCACGGCTGGCTCGTCTACAAGTTCGTCAGCCCCAGCCAACGTGGTGTCCCCGACCGCGTGTTCATCAAGGACGGTCGCATCGTGTGGGTCGAGTTCAAAGCGCCAGGCAAGACGCCCACGCAGCTTCAGGCGCAGACCATCAGGAAGATGCAGGCGCAGGGCTGCGAGGTCTACGTCTGCGACAACGTAGAAAGTGCCATCAATGCTCTCTCGGCTTGATTTTCACCCCTACCAAGAACGCGCCGTCGAGTGGATCAAGCAGAAGGACAGCAGCGCCCTCTGGCTCGACATGGGGCTTGGCAAGACCGCCACCACCCTGACCGCCGTTGCGGATCTCATCAAGACCGGCCACGCGCACCGCGCCCTCATCATCGCGCCGCTGCGCGTGGCCTTGTCGACGTGGCCGGCAGAGGTGAAGAAGTGGTCGCACCTCAAGGACATCCACATCCAGCAGCTTGCCGGGTTGCCCGCCGCTGCGCGCCAGCGGGCGCTGGTGGCGCCGTTCAACGTCAGCGTCATCAACCGCGAACTGGTGCCGTGGCTGGTCGAATTCTACGGCCAGAAGTGGCCATACGACACCGTCGTCATCGATGAGGCGTCGGCGTTCAAGTCCACCCAAGCGAAGCGGTGGCGGGCGCTGCGGTCTGTGCTGCCGAAAATCAATCGCGTGATCGAACTGACGGCCACGCCCTCGGCCAACAGCCTGATCGACCTGTGGCCGCAGATCTATCTGCTCGACCGCGGTGAGCGCCTAGGCAAGACCAAGGGCATCTTCCTTGAGAAGTTCTGCCGCCAAGTCGGCAATCCGCAGTGGAACCAGTGGGAGGTGCGGCCAGAGCGACGAGACGCGCTGTTCGCGCTGCTCTCCGACATCTGCCTGCGGATGAAAGCGGAAGATTATCTCGACGTGCCGGATCGCATTAATAACGTGATATCGATCACGCTGCCGGTCAAAACCCTTTTGCACTATCGCCAACTTCAAAAAGAGTTCGTGGTTCAACTGGAACAAGGCGAGATCACGGCGGTTAACGCTGCGGTTCAAGCCGGAAAGCTGCTGCAACTATGCAACGGCGCGATGTATCTCGACGAGGGGGGTTGGGAAGAAGTTCACGACGAGAAACTGGAGGCGCTGGCCGAGATCGTTGAGAACCTCGACGAGCCGATCCTCGTCGCGTATCAGTTCAAATCTGACCTGGCACGTCTCCAAGAGCGGTTTCCAAAGGCCGAGGCGCTAGGAAAAGACCCCGCCACGATTGACAGGTGGAACGAAGGCCGCATCCCAATGCTACTGGCGCACCCCGCCAGTGCCGGACACGGCCTGAATCTTCAGCGCGGGGGACGGACGATTGTTTGGTTCGGATTGCCTTGGAGCCTTGAACTCTACGCCCAGTTCAACGGCCGCCTGCATCGCCAGGGGCAAGACAAGCCGGTGTTGGTGTATCACCTGTTGGCGTCTGGAACGGTGGATGAAGCGGTTCACGCCACCCTTGACCAGAAAGACGCCACCCAGAACAGCCTGCTGGAAGCGGTAAAGAAGTTGCAGACCTCAGTGAGATAGGTGGTGATACGGTCGTCACGCGACGAGCTTGAGGTTCGGCCTACCCTGTCTGAAGGCAATCGGGCCATCGTGCATGTCTTCGGGGCGCAGCTTCAGGTAACGCTGGAAAGACTTCAGATCCTTGTGGCCGCTGCACAGCTGCACCTCGGCGATGCTGTAGCCGCGTTCGATCAGGCGGCTGATGGCCTCATGGCGCAGATCGTGGATGCGGATGTCGTCGACGCCCAGGCGCTCCATCGACCGATCCCACGCGGCCTTCACGCTTTCCGGCTTGTGCGGGAAGATGAACTCGCCACCGCGCGGCTGGCGCTGGACAATGTCCCACGCGGCGCCAAGCAGCGGCGAGATCTCGTCGTACTTCTTGCGCGGATGCTTCCGCTGGCGGATGAGGACAGTGCGCTTGGCCTCGTCGACATCGGCCCAGCGCAGGCGGCACGTCTCGCCGATGCGGAACGCGCTGTGGATCTGGAACCAGATGATGTCGTCCACCGGCAGGCTGCTGTTGCACTCGGCCAGGATGGCGATGATCTGCTCGTCGCTGACGCGGACATCGCGCTGGTTCGATTCGCCGATCAGGCCATGCGTCCGCAGGAACCGCACCGCCTTCTCGTAGCTGGCGAAGTCGACCTTGGCGTCCCACAGCGCCTCGGCGGTCTTCAGCGCCGTCCGCAGGAAGATCAGGTACTGGTGGCGGGTGCTGGGCTTGATGCCCTTCTTGTCGGCGATGTACGTCACCAGCGTATCGGTGGTGAGTTGCGACAGGCGCTTGTCGCCGATCTCGCGGCTGACGATGTTGAGGGTGCTGGCCTTGTTCTCGCCGACCTTGCCGCCGATCTGGCGCATCCGTTCGAAGTATTTGTCGATGGTGTCGGCCAGGGTGGCGTCCTCGTTCGTCGCTTCGAACTTGCCGGCGTCCATCGCCACCTCAGTCTCCCGCGCCCAACGCTCGGCCACGGCCTTGAGCTTGAAGGTCTTGGAGACGGGCGCCTGGCCCTTCTTGCGGATCAGGACGCGGTAGCTTTCGCCGCGCTTCTGGATAACTGCCACTGGATCACTCCTTAGTACACTGCTGGACTGCGCTATCGTGTAAGTGCTTGATTGTTCATGCACCTACCTTGGGTTGCAGTGTACCAAGGAAAGTGGGGTTTGCAACCCCTAAGTTGATGTTCCGTGTACGAAAATGTGGCTTCTGTCAGGCCGATCCATCATCGGCGCAACCGCCAATGTTCTCAATAACTTACGGTTAGGTTGGTTCAATTTTGGTACACCGCGGTCAAACCCGCTGCGGATTCCCCATCATCCAACTGCCACACGCCTGGCACTGATACCGCTGGCGTATTGTCGTTTTCGACCTCCTCCAGCCCTGCGCCTGCGTCCTGCTGGAGCCGCAGGCACCGCAGTTCATCGGGTGCGTCGTTCCAAGGTGCGGGTGGTCTGAGATGTACGACCGAACGCGATTATAGACCGCTTGCGTCAACATCACGTCGCCAGCGCAGTACTTGGCCATGCGCTTCTGCGCCGCCTCGTCGCCATCCATGACCTTCAGCCAGAGATCCAGCCCTTCGTGTTTGACCTTGCTGCCGAGGCCAAGCAACTGGGCGATGTAGTCCAGCTTGTTGGAGATGAATCCCAGCTTTCGCACGGCCCGGTAGAGGTCGATCTGCGTCAGCTGCGGCGCCGGGGGCATACCGGCCAGCAGGAACTCGCCTTGCAATTTCGGGATGTCGAAGGACGCGCCGTTGTAGGTGGCCACGGCGTCGGCTTCACTCATCGCTGTGTGAACGGCGTCGAGCATCGCCTTGTGGCCATGCTCCCAATCGCTGTAGACCTTTACCCGCTTATCGCTGGCCCACTTGATCCCGACGCAAATTACGCCGCCGTCCTTCAGGATCTGCTTGTGCGTGATGTGCTGATCTCGGATACCGAAACTGGCCACAACGGCGGGCTTGGTTTCGATGTCCAGAAATAGGATTCTGGGCATCCATCGGACTTTCGCTTTGCGCGCAGAAGGCGGTTACTTCTTTTTCTTCCCCGCAGCGCGCATGTTGTCGACCAAGTTTGGATAGGGTCGGCCAGCCGCCTTCGCCGATGCTTTGGCTGATGCCTTCTGCTTCGACGAGAGCGGCTTGGACTTTCCAGCGGGGGCGGGACGATCCCACACAGCCTTCTTCTTCATTTCTTTTTGCCCTTGTGCGGGGCCATCTTCATCGGCTTGCCGGTCTTGGCCGCAGCCTTTTTAGCTTCGGCCTTGCCCTTGGCGTCATAGCCGTACTTCTTACCACCTACCATCGGCATAACGATCTCCTTACTGTTCAGCCAAAATGCCAGTCCCCACTGCGGCGCCAACGCTGGCTCCGGTGCGGCGCGTCTGTTGGGATTTGCGGTTGTACGTGTCGACCCGGTCGAGGATGTCGTTGAGGGCTTCGCGGGCCTTCTTGGGGTCGGTTTCCATCAAGATCGGCGCAAGATCCTTGGCCAGTGCCTCTTGGTTCTTTACCGTCTCCAGCTTCGCCGCATCGGATGCTTTCAGGCGACCCGTGCGGATCAACTGCGGCAGCATCGATATGCCGTTGGTTGCCACGGCGGCGCCGACTTCGGCAGTCCGGGCCAAGATGCCGGGGGCGGCTTCGGCCTGCGCTTCAAACGCACGACTGGCCACCTGGCGGCCCTGCGTGGCCGAACCACCCAGCAGCGCCTCCCTAGTGCGGCGCATGTAGCCCTCCATGTCGACCACTGACTTGATGTCGGCCAGTTCGCCGGCCTTGTCGGGGAAGATTGCGGTGAGGCGTTCGCGCATATCTGTAGAGCGGAAAAACTGGAACGGGTCGGCGTTGTCCTTCGCCTTCTTCAGCGTGTCGATAATGTTGTTGGCCGCGCCAATTTGGAACGCCGCCAGTTCGTCGGCCGACAACGCGCCAACGGTTTCCGCGATCTGCTTGGCGTTGACGCTAGTGGCAGTTAACGCCTTGCCGCCGCGCTCAAGCGCACTGGCCCGCGCGCCGAACGGGGCGTAGATGTCGAGTGCGCTGCCGTAGTCTGGATTCAGTTCACGCATGCGGGCCACAAGCGCGCTGCGAGCAGCCTCGACGGCCCGCGTGGTGTTGTTCTGCTCGACGACGCCGGTCACTTCGTTGCGGAAAGTGTCCATGTAATCGTCGATGCCGCGCTTGACCAAGTCGAGCGATTCGAACGACGCGCCCTTCTTCAGCACGATGTTGCCTTGGGCGTCGAGATCAACACCCATCTTGCCCCAGTCTTTGCCGCGGTTGGCGGCGATGGTCTTGGCGTAGTCAAGCCCCTGTTTTACGGCTGGGCGCTTCAGGATAGCGTTGAGGTTTGGGTCGGCCACCGGGGCGGCGCGCGAGAAAGCGTCCTTGTACAGGTCGTCGACTGCCGCACTACCTTCGCTGCGGATCGACTTGCCCAACGTCTCGACGTTGGTTTCCTTGGCCAGTTTGCTGTCGACCGTGGCCACGGCGCGGTTAATCGCGTCCGTATCGCGGCCGCCGATGGCGTCGGTCGCCAAGCGGCCCGCGTCTTCAGAGCGCGACACGGTCTGCCCAGCGAGAGAGCGCAGCGTGGGGCTGGCGTCGGCCAAGGCGGCCGGCGAACCAAGACGTTCGGCTTCCTCCAACACGCCGCGGGCGGCGGCGGGGTTTGTCACTGCGTCGGCGATGGCCATGTCGGCGGCACCCGGCGCACCGCGCTTCGCCAAGCGACTGGCGAGCGCAGCGCCACCGGCTTCGCCGGCCAGGCTGAACAACGCCCCCATCTCGGCCCCGGCTACCCGATCCTCGTTGGAGTCCAGCGCACCGGCCGCGGTGCCTTGCAGGATGCCGACGCCCGCGTTGGCGGCGTTGATGCCCTTTAGGCCGAGGCCGATACCCTTCGCCGCCGTGCTGACCAGGCGGCCGGCAGGCACAAAGCTGGCGATGCCGCCAACCATGTTGCCGATGGTCGACGCGATGGGCGACTCCTCACGCATCTTCAGCTTCAGCGCATGAAGCTGGGCCATGCGTTCAGGATCACCGCCGCTGAACAGTTCGTCACCGCCGCCCATCAGGAAGCCGTCCGCGGCGTTCAGCGCCAAGACGCCCAGCGGGTCGCCGGCCATGCTCTTGGCGGTCGACACAACGATGTCGTCTTTGGGCTGCGGGCGTCGACCGATGGTGACTTTCAGCGGCTTGCCGGCAGCGAGGTCGCGCAGATCGGCTTCCGACATCTGGGTCATGTCGGGAGCGGCTTGCGGAGCGGCAGGCTGCTGGCCAGAAGGCTGCGGGTCAGCCCGGAGGATGGCCAACAGTTCCTCGTCCGACATCTTTGTGAAGTCACGTTCCATTACTTGATGACCCCACGACGACGGAGTTCGGCAAGGGCGGCGGCTTTCGTATCCATCTGCGGCGCGGCAGCGGCCTGCGGCGGCTTGAAGCCGGCTGCGTATTCCTTCTTCGCCGTTTCATAGGCGGCGTCGAGGATTTTGCGACGGTCTTCTTTGGAAAGAGACACCATGCCCATAACGGTGTCCATCGGCAGGGACGCCGCAGCGTACCGGCGAAGAAGAGCTTCTTCCGCTTTATTCAGTTGCCGAGTAACAACTTTTGGACCGCCGGCAAGCGACTCAAGGTTGAAGTTAACTTGCCCCAACGCCTGAAACTCAGGGATAGCTGTCGCGCCCAAGCCGGTGCCTGTCGAACCTGTCTCCTGCGCTCGTTTTTTCATAAGTTCAATCATGTTGAACTTCTCACCGGCACGGATTGTTGGCAGTTCGGTTTGCAGTGCCGACCTGTCCGTCCCGCCGTAGATAAGATTGCCAAGCAACGGAACGTCGGCCACGTCGTAGCTTTCGCCTTCGCTTTTCCCAGGCTGGCCGATGAACTCGCCGAAAGCGCCCGTGCTGCGCCGATGTACGAGTGGTTTCGCGGCGCGCACAGACAGAAGCTGGTTCTGCAAAGTCTTCGTGGCGTCATCGTTGGCGATAATACCTCTGGCGCGGGCCTGGATGGCGCCGTTTAGGTCAAACTTCGCCCGCTCGGTGTCGACCACGGTTTTGCCGGTGTTAGTCGCCGTGTTCACGTTCTGGACGTTGCGACTGCCGATCTGCGATTCGGTGTTGGCCACGTCGAGGTTCTGTGCCACTTGGGCCTGCGGGGCCAAGGGGATGGTGGCAGCGCGCGGGTTCGGGATGTTGACCTGAAGCCGCTGCTGGGGCGCACCGCCACCTTGGCGCGCAGCAATAGCGGCCATTAGTTCGGCGTCAGACATTTGGCGAGGGTCAGCCATTACTTTATAAGTCCTCTGCGGCGGGCTTCTGCGACAAGCGGATCTTCAGCGGTCGGCGCAGCGCCATCGGGCGGGGGAGCCTCGCCGCCCAACGGCATGAAGCCGGTGCCTTGCTGGAAGAACCCGCTTGGCTTGGTGGAGTACTGGTCGGGGAACACCACGCCCGTGCCGCCAGGCGTCAAAGGAACCACACGCGGCTCCATGGCCTTGTCGATACGCGCGGCGCCCTTCTCGCTGGTGGCCAGTTCGGCGGCGAGCGTCGGCGACCACGGGGTCTGGTCGAAGCCCATCTCCTGTACCATCGCGCCGTACACCGGGTTGCGCGAAAGATTGGCCAAGCCGTTGGCCCACACTTGCTGGGGGTTGCCGCCCACGCTGGCCGCGCGACTGGCGTTTACCGCGAGATTGGAGATGGAGGCGTTGAAGCCATCGGCTATGTCAGTGCGTGACTTCAGCCCAGAGTTCATGGCACTGGCCAGTGAGGCTTGCGTCTGCGCCGCGTTCTCGCGGATCTTGGCCAGGCTGTCCTGAATCCCAAGCACACGCTGCTGGAACTGCTCGTTTGCCGTCTGCTGCGGCCGGAACGGCGCAGTGACTTGGCGCATGTCGCCGCCCTCAAGAGCGGCACCGAGGAAGTTCAGCGGTGCGCCGACAACCCCGCCTACCGCACTCAAGACCCGGTTGAGTGGCGTACCAGCCTGCTGGCGGTTCTTCTCCGCAGCGGCAATCAGTTCAGCCGCAGCCATCTCGGCGCGCTGCGTGTCGGTCATCGGCCCTTGGGCCTGCGGCGCTGCGCGGGTCGGCTCTTCAGCCATCGCTTCGGCCATCGGCGGCATGAGATTCATCGCAGGCAGCGGCGCACCGCCCTGCACGAACTCAGGTAGTTCGGCCAGTACCCCCACGTTTCGGCGCTCAAACCTTGACATCTATTCTTGCCCCTGCATCTGGCCAAGTGGCGCAAATGGTGTAGCACCACGCGCAGTCCGCATCAACGCCAACATTTGCTGCATGGCCGCTGGGCCAGCCGCTGTCGGCGCGTTCATGCTGATCTGCGTCGGTTGGTAGTTCTTCGGCTTCGTGCCACTGGCCGCGGTGACATCGAAGATCTGATCGGGCATTGGGTTTGCGCTTGGCAGACCAAACACGGCGGCCACCGGGATGCCGCTCATGTTGATGGCGGTCGGCACATAGTTCTTCGGCTTCGTCCCCTGCGCTGCTCGCACATCGAACTGCGCTGGCGCCTGCGGGCGAATGATGTCGAAGATCGACGAGACGCTGGTAGGCATTTCTCTGGGCGCGGCCAGTGAAGCGCCGCCGCCGCCGGATGGACGGTTAGCGGGGAGCGACCGCATGAGGTTGGCGAAAATCGACATTAAGGCCTACCACCAACGCTGACGTTGGCGTTGAAGCTACTTGACTTGCCGGTGGCCGAGTTCGAACCCATGTTCGCGCCCATGCCGTAGCTGTAGCTGTCGTTGAAGCTGTTGCCGAAGCTGTTGCTGGTCGAACCCTGCAAGCCGAGACTGTTGCTGTTCGACAGCACGGTCGGCGCACCGATGAAGTTCTTGTACATTTCGAGCGAGTTGTACGGGTTCATCTCGTTTTTGAACTGGGCGTCAAGCAGCTGCTGCTGATACTGCCGCATTTGAGCGCCAGTGTCGGTGACCATGCCGGCGTTGCTGGCGCCCGTGTTGTAAGCGTCACGCAGACCGGCGCTTCCGGCCTGGGCAATGTTGTAGTTCAGGTTCGCGCCCTGGCTCATCAGGTTCGCGTTCATCGCGTTCGTTCCCATCGTCGCGTTCTGATTCGCCAACGCCGTGCGGTTAGAAAGATCAAGACCCTGTGTGTAGGCCGCGCCGCGCATAGTCGACCCGATATCGGCCACGCGGTCAGCCGCGCCGCGCATAGCGATGGCGTCCATCACGCCGCGGCGGCTTGACCCGCTGTTGCCCGTGCCTGCGGCCATCGCCGCGTTGCCGGTCAACTGGTTTTCGTTCAGATTCCGCGTCACGTCGCGGCTGGCCGCGTCGATCTGGCCGTCGAGGTATGGGTTATTCACAGACGCGCCAAGCGTGGCCATGTTCAGGCCATTGGTCATCGGTGCGCCGTAGGCGTTGCCGCTGGACATCCGGTTCGCTGTGTTGGCCGCAGCGCCGTAGCCGCCCGTGTTGTTGAGGGAATTCATCAGCTGCTGGGTATAGATGTCGTTGCCACCCCCGGTGGCAAAGCCGGCGTTCGCACCCATCATCGGGTTCATGCCAGCGACTTGATAGTTAGGCAGCTGGTTGTTTCGGTACAGGTTCTGCGCCTGGCCGTAAATGTCGTTGAGGTAGCCAGCCTGGGGGCCGTAGATGTTCTGGCCCGACTGCGATACGTTCAGGCCGTAGCTGTCGGCCTGCGAACCCTGCTGCGAGCCAGACTGGCTGATATTTTCTTGGAGGTCATAGCCAGCGTTCGCGCCAGAGGCGACGTTGCTAGACTTGCTGGTGCCGAAGCCGAGACTTACCATTTTCGTTCCCCGTCAGAAGGAGTAACAGGCACACGAAGCGTGACGGGCTGCCGGTGATTGCTGTCTTACCGCCATATGCCATAACTTCGTCATTTGCTCAACCACTTCCGGTTGTGCTGTCGTTTTCAAGCGGAACCGCCTCGGCGCCGTCAGGCACGTTGGCCGCGAGATCGTCGGGGTTGGACACCCAGACTTGTTTTATTTCGTTGCCGTCCTTGTCGAGAACCCGATACCAACTCATCGGCGGATCTCCGTGGCGATAAGGGTGGTGTTACTGGTGAAGGCCGATCCAGAGCGGCGAACTTGAAACGTCCACGTTGTCGAGCCGGCGCTAGGCGCGGTGTCGAGAGCGATGACCGTGGGGTTGCCCGTCTGCCGCGCGGGCAGACTGGCGTAGCCGAACTGGCCATTAATCTCGACAACGCCGGAGGTCGGCACAGCTTCCATAAGGGTGACGGCGCGGATCACAGACCCACCCCGAACCCACCGGCCCTCTATGAAGGCAGGGTCCGCGGCAGACGAGTCCACCGTGCAGAACGTCGAAGCGTCGAGCCTGATGGTCGAGCCAGCGTCCACGGTTAGGGTTACAGAACCGACTGTGGCCCAGTCTCCGTTTGATGGCGGGATAGTCACGGTGCTAATGAACGCCGCGGCAGTGCGCGTTACAGCGTTCGCGCTGATGTTCACCGTGTTGACCCCGGCATCGCCGACTCTGAGCGTACCGCCTGAATTGACCAGAGACAGCCCGTCAAGAATCAGGCGACTGGCGCTGAGAGTGCCGGTAGTAATCTTGTCGGCGTTCAGCGTGTTAATCATCGCCTCTTTGATGTAGGTCGTACCGCCGATGACCTCAAACGGCGCCCCACTGGCGTTTTCGATCTTGAACCTGTCAGCCTGAACGATGAAGTCGCTGGTCGTCGCGCTGCTGTTCAACTTGAAACCAGTCACCTTGCCCGCAGACACCGTCACGCCGTACTGAGCGTTGAGATTGGTGACATCGCCTTGCAAGCTGGCCGAGGTCGATTGCAGCGTCGTGATGCTTGCCGATTGGCCGTTGACCGTCGCCTCAAGGCTGGTGGCGCGGATGGCCAGGGCGCTGTCCGCTGTGGCGCGAGCAGTCTCTTCGGTGGAGATCCGCGCCTTCAAGGCGAGGTTTCCGTCAGTGGCGCTGTTGACCGTCGCCTCAAGCGAACTAGCACGACTGGCCAAGGCGCTGTCGGCGCTGGCGCGAGCCGCCTGCTCGGCATTGACCGCAGCGTTCAGGGTGCTGTTGTTGTTATTGACGGTGGCGGTCAGCGATGTGACCGACGAGGCGATAGCTGTGTCGCCGGACGCGCGGGCGCTCTCCTCTGTCGCGATGCGCGCCTTCAAGGCCACGTTGCCGTCAGTGGCGCTGTTGACCGTCGCCTCAAGCGTAGTCGCGCGACTGGCCAGGGCGCTGTCCGCAGTGGCGCGGGCCGTCTCCTCGGTCGTCAGCCGCGCCGCGGTGGCGGTCACGCCCGTCGTCGCGTTGTTGACCGTCGCCTCAAGGGCGGTGGCGCGAGTCGCCAGGGCGGTGTCCCCGCTGGCGCGAGCCGTCTCCTCGGTCAAGACGCGCGCCTTCAGGGCGAGGTTGCCGTCCGTCGCGCTGTTGACCGTCGCTTCAAGGTTGGTCGCACGACCACCCAGCGAGTTGACTGCCGCGGTCAGCGTTGTGTCAGCCGCCTGCCGTGCGGTAATTTCAGCGGCAATTGCTGTTGCGTTCGCGACGATCCGCGCGTCGTCCACCGCCGCCCACGCGGTGCCGCTCCAACGCGACGGGATGTTGTTGTTGTCGGTGTCAAACCAGAGGTCGCCAATGTTGGGCGACGACGGCGCGCTGGTCTGCGCGTAGGTGCGGTTCGACCCGTCAGTGCTGACGTACAGGTCTTCGATCTGCGCAGCCAAGGCAGTGTCGGCCGCTTCGCGCGCCGCGATCTCAGCGTCAAGGTCGCCCGACGACGCCGCGTCTTCGTTTGTGAGGCCGGACGCCAAGCGATGCAATTCGTTGACGGTCCAGTTCCGAAGACCGTTTACGTCGTTGGCCTGGGTGGTGGTGGGTACGTACTTCACCGCTCGGCCACCTCGTTCACGTCAAGGTCAAAGCCACTGAGTTGCCACTGGCCAGACGCGGACTGCGATTCCAACCGGATAGCGAGGTAGCGTCCGGTGACACGGGTGTCGACCTTGTAGTCGGATTCGATCTGAAACTGTTTCTGGGTCTTCCAGTTCACCGGCCCCTGCGGCGAGTTCGATGATCCGACGTAGATCGTCACGGTGCCGTTGCCACTGATCTGCGGCACAATGCGCGTGATCTGAAGGACGCGCTCGCTGGCGCGTTGCAGCACCCGGTCAAGATCAATTTTCGGCGCTTCGACAAAAGCCCGATAGGCGCTGCCGTTAGCCGCGAAGGACTCGTTCATCGCGTACAGCTTGCTGGCCGTATGGCTGACAGCGAAGAGCCGACCGCTTCGCGCCTGCACATCAGCGCCAAGGTCGTTCCATTGTACGGACCAGTTGTCCCAAGTGTTGCCAAGGCTGTCCCAAGAAACACTGCTGCCGCCGCCTTCGCCGATGTTCGGCCCAAACGCCATGGAGCGAACGCCAGGCACATCGCGCGGCGTCCAGCTGTCGTTTGTCCAGTTCCACACCCACGCCTTGTTAGCGGTGCGGCTATCGGTGGCGTCCTTGTCGGCGTAGCAGACCCAGATCTCCGAACGCTCGTAGTCGGGCGTGACGGTGATGCTGCGGGTGTCGGCCACGGCCGAAAAGAAAGCGTCCCTGACGCGACTGGCCACAACCGACTGCTTCGACGAACCGTCGTGAGTGTAGATGTCGTCGCGACCGACCACGAAATGGCGGTTGCCGAAGACGCACACAGCGCCGATGTTGATCAGGCCGCCGTCGTCAAACAATTCGCGGAAGGCGAAAACCAGCGGGGCGCCGACAGACTGCATGGCGTATGCGCCGCGTTCGGCATAGATGATGTTCGTACCGCCCAACGGCAGCGAGTCCACCAGAGCGCCGAAGCGGCCACCTATCGGGTTCTCGCCAGCGAGGTTGGTCGTGCTGGTGATGTCGTAGGAACCGGGGATGCCGGTCGGATCGTACTCATCGCCCCAGCGCACCGTGTACGGGTACTCGGTGCTGCCGTTAGTGTAGCCAGCCATGACGAGGAACGACTGGAAAGGCCGCAAGCTATTGGTGCGGATCGCCGATGGCCAATTCGGGAGGTTGACGAATGTCAGCGCGGTTGGCGCGAGGTATTGGGGAACCTCGGAACCGTTGTTGGCGATGAAGCCAAAGCCGATCTGGCTCGTTTGCCAGGTTGGGCTGTTGCTGTACCCGCCTGTGTACGTCGGGTTGCTGACGTTTACGATGCTGGTGCCGTCGTACTTGTACAGGGCGGTGTTGGAGCCGACGACAAGCGCGCTGGAACCCTCAAGCAGCCACGGGGCGACATGCGTGGGTTGGAACGCCAGCGAAAGCGCCTGGGTGTGGCCAAGCGCCTTGCCGAGGCGGCCGGAGAACATCTGCACGTTGTTCCCTGCCGCGAACTGCGAAAGTTCGAGGTCATAAGGCTGTTGGTCGGGGACGATCCCGCCAACGCCGATGTTCCGCAACGGCACCATCGCCATTAGCGGTTCTCCAACTCCGCGACCCGAATCTCAAGATCTTTGATTGCTTCAATCAGCAGACCAACGAGGTTCTGGTAGGCCACGCTCTTAAGGCCGTTGCTGTGAGTGTGAACCACTTCAGGAACGACGCGCTCGACCTCTTGGGCGATCACGCCGATGCGCGGCTCCGAGTTGATCTTGTTGATGTAGCTGACGCCACGCAGCTGCTTCACCTTGTAGATTGCTTCGGAGATCGTCTCTACATTCGTCTTGATGCGGATGTCCGAGAAGGCGGTTATGTCGCCAGTGGCGGTCAGCGACCCCGTGATGGTGCCGCCGCTGGTCGACAGCTTGCCGTCAAGCGCGCCTTGCAGCCCGGTGATGTCGGCCACGGCCAAGGCAACCGCGCCGGTCTTGCCCGCAACGCTGGTCACTGCGTCGGTGAAGCTGATGACCCCCGTGGCCGCGTTGTACGTGACGGAGCCAGCGGCGCTGATCGAAGCGCGGGCGCGAGCGTCGGTGTAGTAGAGCCGCGACCCCTCGGCAACATCGCTGCTGGTCAGCGTCACCGCGCCGGTCCTGCCGGCCACGCTGCTGACAGATTCGGTGAAGCTGAAAACGCCGGTCGAACTGTTGTAGTTCAACGAGCCAGTGGCGCTGATGGCCGCGCGGACACGGGCGTTGCTGAAGTACAGATTCGTGGCGCCCTCGGCCACGGTGTCGGTGCCGAAGCTAATGTTGGCGCTGCCGTTGAAGGCCACGCCGTTGATTGTGCGCGCGGTCTGAAGGACCGTGGCGCTTGAGGCGTTGCCGGTCACAGTGGCAGTGACGCCGCCAGGGAACGACGCCGTCGTGCCAGTCACACCGCCAGTCAGCGTTCCACCCGCGAGAGGGAGATAGGCCGTATTCAACTGTGCCTGCGTGGCCGTCACCGCCCCGGTTATGTTCGGGAAAGTGTTCTTCAGGACCGTCTTGATCAGACGCAGATGGTTGTCGCCTTGATTGGCGCCGTCCGAGGACGTGGGGTTTGACTCCACCAGCCCGTTGATGAAGGAAGCGGTTTCAAGGCCCATCGTTAAATCCTTTCAGCCCTGCCATATCACGGCGTCGGCTGGGTTGCATCCGGTTTCTGCGGACAGTCGTTTTCGCAAACGCACACCCACTTGGAGTTGTGTTGCTCAATCTCGGCCACGGTTTCGGCGGTGTCCTTCTTGCTGTCATAGCCAATCGGTTTGGCGATGCGGCAGTAGTCACCCACCACTGCGGTCGAACCTGTTACGCAGCCGCTCGTCGCGCTCAGGATCAACAACGGCAACAGCGGCTTCAGCCTTCTCAACATTGGCATCCAACTGCTCCTGCACGTCGGCACGAACCTCCCGCGCCACTTTCCACTCCCGCCACATGGACAGGACGTGCGAGAGCAGCGTCAGGAGGCTCGCGACAAGCTTCACTTGATGCCGTTACGGACGAACGCCGCCAGCAGCGCGGTGAACACCAGATTGGCGGTGTCGGCCAAGGAGGCTTCGCCGGTCAAATAGGTGGCGACAGCGGCGATCACGGCCACGGCGGCGGTGATGTAGGTCTTATATCCTGCGAACATTGGTATTCTCCTTTGTTTACTCAACCACTTCGAGTTCTCTGTCGCCGCTGCGCCAGATCTGCTCGCGGATTACGCGCGGCAAGATGATGCAGCCAGATGACGCCTCGCCCGGATTGCGGACGCTGTCACCGTGAATCTGAAACGCACTGCGCCCCGTGGCGTCATGCACCGTGTCGTTAGGTGTGGCGTCCACCGGGTACAAATCCATGGCGAACGGGCCGGTGCGCTGCGACGTGCGGGGAGCGCCAACGCGATAGCGCCCCCGTGGAACAGGGCCAACGCCGCGGAGGCTCTGAAGGGCCGGGTTGTTCTTACCGCGTCCTTTACCGGCGTAGCCGCGCGAGACGAAAACACCATTGTGGTGTAGCGTTCCGGCGCTCTGATCCCACGTCCACACTTAGTTAGCCCCCAAACTTTGCCTTGAATGCGGCCCACAAAAAAGCGGCCGCAGTGCCGATGCCGGCCATCCACTTCACAAAAGACAGGACATTCGTCGCCGTGTTCCAGGCGTCGAGCAATCCTTTGATCTCCTTGCGAAGCTCTTTCACGTCGCTCTTCATCTGATCCATGTCAGCGCGAAGGAGCGCGAGTTCAACTTCGGTGGTGGGGTGGTCGATCATCTCAAATCAATCCGTTATTCGAAGTTTGTCCAAATCAACGTGACAGTGATGTTTACCTGGGCGCTGCTCCCACCGCCGCTGCTGGTGACAGTCACCCGCCAAGTTGAAACGCTGTTGGTGGACTCATTTACCAACGCATTCCAAGTCGGGTTGGCGATGGAAGAGCCGCTGATGTCGGGAGTCGGGCCGGTAGACGTACTGATGTGCGCCCACGAATAGGTGTACGGCGCGGTGCCGCCAGTGACAGTGGTGTTTGGGCTGCCAGAGGTGTAGACGTAGCCAGACGCTGCAAACCCGCCTGCGCTACCAGAGACGTTGCTGGCGGTGACGGACATGGCCGACTTGCCACGCAAATTGTTCATCGAGATGGCCCCGCTAGCCACGCCGGCAAGCGTCCGCACAGCCGACTCGTTGAGCGAGATCGTGGCAGTCGACGACCGGCCAAGCTCGGTGTTGACCTGTGACATGGAGATGGTGCCGGTGGGAAGAGCCACGTTTAGACACTCCAGGGCAGCGGCGGTACGACGACCGGCGGGCTGATCTGGTCTTCAATCTGCTTGGCGACGTTGGCTTCGTAGGAAGCGACCTGTTCAGCGCCCAGCGCGCTCTTGACCCAACCGACCACCTGCTCTTGCGTCAGGTCAGCATAAGGCGTGAATGGAGCGTCCGGGTCAACCGTCACACCGACTGAGCCATACGCATAGCCCTGGTAAGTCTGCTCAATACCCGCAAGGTTCCAGTGGACGGTGAATACCACGTCGGTTTCGCCATCAAGTTCGGGGTAGGCGTCCATCTGCACGACAGACCAGTTGTAAGTGATGGTCATGGGTTCTTCCCTTTCAAGGTTTCGACTTCGACCTTCAGTTCCTTGATCGCTTCGATCAATACACCAACAAGGTTGCCGTAGGCAACCGAGAGCGTGTCGTCGTCGCCGACGCCCTGCTGCACCACCTCTGGGAGAACTTTGAGCATCTCCTGGGCGATCACGCCGACCCCGCGCTTGTCGTTGTCGATGCGCGTGTAACGGACACCGCGCATCTTGGAGACAAGGTCGAGGGCGCTGTCGATGGTCTCGACATCCTTCTTCATGCGGGCGTCGGAGTAAGCCGTGACGTTGCCCAGCATCGTGAGGTTGCCGCTACCATCCATCTGGAAGCAGTTGCTGCTGGCTGACCAGCCACCAATGCGGAACACGTTGTCCGTGCCAAGGCCCATGTTGATGGCGTAGGCACCTGTACGGTGGAATGACATGGACGCGGCATTGCTGCCGTCGCCGCGCACCGAGAACGAGCCGGTGTCATTGTTGGTGTTGACGTTCGATCCGACAGTGGCCCGCCCAGCGACAAGCCCAGTGAAAGTGGCGGTTCCATCTGTGGCGAAACGCAGTCGTTCTTGCTGACCGGACCCGAAAGCGAGATACCCCGGACCAAACAGCCGAAGGCCTGTGCTCGACGACGAGGTGGTCGAACTGGCAGTCTGCTCAAGACGGAAGTTCCAGACGGTATCGCCGGCAAAGTAGTTCCCGTCGTTGGGCAGCGTAAAGGTCATCATCGTCTGAAGAATGAAGTCCCCAAACGACGTGACGTTCAACGCGGGGACCGGCCAGTCCACTTGCTCAGTAGGGGAAGCGTTTGCCCCGTTAAAGTTCTGAATCCAAGTAGTGCCACCCTTGACGTTAAAGCGACACTGGGGAGAACTTGTGCCGAGACCGACACTTCCGGCGCTGTCGATACGCATACGTTCTGCGGCGGCTGAGCCGGTAGCAAACGCCATGAAGTTTGAGCCGTCGACTGTGATACGCCCAGCCTCAACACCATTAATGGTGTAGAAGTCGTATGCCTGCTGACCAGATGGTGCGATGCGCTGGAAGGCCGCGTAGCCCGCAGCGCTAGAACGAGACACAACGATATTAGCCCCAGAAGCCGTGACTACGTCCAACTTCGCACCGGGGCTGCTCGGCCCGATCCCGACGTTGCCGTTGAAATCCACGCGCATACGTTCGGCACGGGCG